ATCCGTCAGGACATTGGTGCGCTGCACCTCCCATGCCATATTTTTGAGGTATGGGTTATTTCCGATGTAAAAATTTTTCAGCAGCAAGCTGAAGACGCCCCGGTAGGCAGGTATGAGCGGGCCAATGTGTTCCTGCAGGTAAGGGTTCTTCTGCTGGGTAGGTCCTCCGTCTAGGATCTCGATCGTACCACTCACTCCCCCTTCCCGGGGCTCCCCACCAAACAGTTCCTTGGCATCCACGGTAATAGACCCGGTAGACGCGCTGCCTGACCAAGCAGTCCTGCCATCCACGATGAACTTCTTGAGCGTGAGCCCCCGGTACCCCAGTACCTTGTGCAGCCCGAGGTAATATTTGAAGCCTACGACAACGCTGGAACTACCGCCCACTTCTTACCACCTTGCAGATCTTGAGCGCCATGGCGTCTCCGGTCTGCTCCAGCAGAGAGGCACGCAGCCCCTCCTTCCTGAACTTGTTCCAGTCCAACCCCTGCCTGGAAAACCACTCGCGTGCGCCGCGGTTGCAGTAACCAGCACCGCGCATATCCGAATGGGTAACCAGAGGGTCGCTCATTTCTTGCCGCTCTTGGTCTTGATCGGCCGAGTACCCAAGTCGCCGTACCAGACGACGTTGGGGCCGTGGATGGTCGGCCGGCCGAAAATTACCGGAATGCTTCTGCCCTCATCTGCGGTAGCAACACTGAAATCCTCCAGGGAGGCAGGCTTAGGTTGCTCTGCCTTCGGCTTAAGAAGGTAGCTCAGCAGGGCAGAAACGATCGTGACAACGAGCTGGAACCACATGCCGCCTCCTAGTACAGAGTCTTGCCGTTGAAGGGGGTATCCTCAGGGGTAAACATATACCCGCCATTATTATCCGAGTTTGCGAACCTGGTGTCACACTGGGTTAAGGTATGGTCGCAGCCTGGGTACAGTTCTACGCTATCTCCTATCGAGATCTCGTACATGGTAGTGGCCAGGGTGATCGCGTCACCGGTGTGGTCCACAATCATTCTGGCTTCTTTCCTGCCATCCGGCAACTGCCACCACAGGAACCCGCCATTGAAGTAATCATTGGGCTGCCCTGCGGCCTCGAGCACGTTGACCACATTACCAGAGATGCCGGTAATGGGCCCTATCACCCTGAAATCTGCAGCTACTACCTTACAGTCCGGGCCGTACAGGACATGCTCACATTGTCGGCCGAACTTCTTCCGCAGCCCGGTACGCTTCAGGCTGGTAGAGATAGGCTCACAGTTCAGGTGGGACTTACCTCCTGCCCATTGCGCAGAAAGAATTCGCCCGATCCAGACGGCTACAGTCTCATTGGCTACGTCTGTCCGGTGCCGGCTGAATATCTTGAGGGTTACTACCTCACCTGGGGGGTAGGCAATGAACTGGGTAGCCACAGGAAAATCACGCGGTACGGTCAGCTTCAGTGGGGCCTTGTTCAGCTCAGCCAGATCCTCTATCTTGCCTCTTACGATAGGGGCCGGGGCGTAGTCCTTAGCAAGGTATGTCTCTACAGTATCTCCGCTAGTATAGGTCCAGCTAAACAGCCCTCGCTCAAACAGATACAGCTCTACCGGTGAGCCTCCGTACTGGGAAATCTCTTGGGCGTTATACGTCATCCGGCAGACCTCTCACCATGTGATTGCATTCCACCAGCCCTGTGTTCTGCCAGGACAACTCAATCGCATCAGACTCCAGGCGACTGAACCGCAGGAAGCTGATCCTTACCACCTGTTCAGGAGAGACATCCTGCCCCATCGTGGAGGAGAGAACCAGCTCCTCCGTCTCTGCATCCTGTACCGTGGAGCTGGTAATCCTCTTGTACAGGATGTTGCCGTCATTCAGGAAGATGGCGATATCTCTTCTTCCCTTCTCTCCGATCAGGTACCGGTAATATTCCCGGCGCTTAATCGTCATGATGGATTGCACAGAGAGCACAGGAGCGTGTAGGGTGATGTCGTCTGTGAAGGTAGGTATCCAAAGGGGATTCAGCCTGCCCTTCCTTGCATGCAGCCAGGCCCTCAGAGAGGCAATCGCCGCCCTGCCGATCCGGGTCCAGTGATAAGACTGCAAAGTAACCGGGCTCTCTCGAGTATCGTTCACGCTGGGCCGGGACAGCTGATTGTCCAACCTCTGTACGATTCTCCTGTACTCGAAATTTACATCATCCCTCCAGTTAGGAGGTGTCTCTAAAACTGGGTAGCTTCGATAGATAGTGGTACTGTCAACTGCAGTGACATTGGCAGTATCTTCCAATTCGAACTGCATAGACAGTTCAGCCATGGCAGTAGCGAATGAGGAAACAGCCTGGGTATCCTTGATCCTAGCCAAGTCTGCAGGGAAGGCTAAAGCTCCCTTGGGCCATGCATAAACTAGGCTCGCCTCCAGGGTAACTCCCCAAGTATCTACTGCTGAGATCTTTGCCGCTTCAGTCCTAGTCGGCCCGGTATAGAGGACGATATACCCTCCTACATGGTATGCCATGTACTCGGTATCGACATAAACCGCGGTGGCTCCAATAGACGCTGCCTGGTTGAGAACTCCGACATCCATGGGTATAGGCAAAAGGAATAATTTAGACTGCCACCCCCATAGGAGAGAATCCAGGTGCTGTCGATTCTCTTTGAACACGAGGGCGTTGTAATGTATTTCTTTCCTCGGAACAGACCTGAGCTCCCTCCCTTGCTCTGTTCCGTCATAAGCTTCCAGAATGTCAGTCAGCCAAGAGAGTCTCTCTATCACAGGCTTATCCCATCTTGGTCCGAAAGGCCAAACAGCTACACGGATTCCAACTACCGTCAGCACGGGATCTTCGCTTGGGAAATCGAAGGTATAGGAGGCATCCACAACAGGAGGGCCAGCTACAAAAGCCTCCAAAGTATGCATCCTTGATTCAAGTGGCTGATAGTCTGTAGGAGCAGCCACAGGGGCAGTCAGCAAAAGACCATCACCACCAGTAATATTTATTGTGTTCAAATTCTGAACAGTGAAGTAAGCATTCCATACTTCAACGTCATAGAGCTGGTCAGAGACCAGATTACCTAGGTCGATCTCGGTGGGGATCAGGTGAATACGGTAGTAATAGTCGTCCTCGAAGCTATGGATAGGGCCCTCCCCTGACTGCACCCGCCCCAGTTGAGCGATCGGCAGGTTATCGGTCATGCCCGAGCCGGAAGCCCCTACACTTACCTTGTCGTAGTCAACGTCCGGCCATGCCTGGAAAGCGTGCCCATCCAGGTCAGAACTGATAACCGGAGCCAGGTCAGGCTGGGTAGGTTGGGAGACAAAGAATGCGGGATGGGCAACCATCAGATATTACGGCCCATCGTACCGTACTGCGAAGCCCAGGTAGCCGGTCTGACATTTCGATGTGTCGGTCGAGGAGGTAGTGGAACCCGGGTCAGTCAAACTATGGGCACTCTTCTCTGCATGCGGAAATACCATCCATTTCTCGGCTCCGAGCGTTATGATATCCCCTATGTTGTAATGCTTGATATTAACGTATCTAGTGTGGCCAGGCTCTCCAACGATACTATTAAATGCGGAAGCCCTCCCTACATAGATGTTAATCGGTATTAAGGTAGCCTGGGTATTGAACGTATTGGGGGAGTAAGGCACCAGGTCCCTAGCATAATAGGAACCGTTGAATGCTGGGTTCCCAGCAGATAGAGTACCGTAGTTGTCTATCCAATCCCCTAGAGCTCCCTCGATATCACAGACCATCTGCATATTGCCATAGCCCCCGTTCGAGGCATATTTCGCTGCCCAAAACAGACCTATACCTACGTTAGTAGTCTGTCCTGCCTGGGTATTATAGAAGCGCGACTCCCAATTATAGAACAGAAATCTGTTCTGCAAGTTACCGGTATTATAACTGGACCCGTAGTACTGCCCTCCATTCCATGTCCCATACTTATTCAGTTCACCGAAGGTCATCCATTGCACATACAGGGTGTTGTGATTCAGCACGCACATGAACATGTCAGGAGATGAGTGGGCAAAGAAATGATACGTGCAGGGGAAGACAATATCTGGGCCCCAACAGACGGTACTTATCCTGGACACAGCCGCGCAAGGGGTTGTCAGGGTACCACCTGATTGGCCCTGTCCTCCCTTTACCTGCAGATAAGAGGTATCGTCTGTAACCTCTGCGAAGACGTTCCCTTTGTAAAGTACGTTACCGTCCTGAGTCCAGCCATTCGCAGTCAAGAAAGTATTAATGCGACTATGCAGATCTGCATGGCTGGTTGTTGTTCCTGTATCGTATGGCATAGCTTAATCCAGTTTGATTGCAACGTAGTCTTGGAATCCGGTACGCCATGCGTTACGCATGACGACATAGGTATCCCCGCTGATAGTCATTGTATCCTCTACTGCCATACTGAATCCGCTGATGTAGTAGATGCCGTCGAACTCGCCGTAGTGATTGGGAGTAGTTTCCCAAACTACGATAGGGAGGATAGGGTAAACGCCACCTGTGTCCCTGAGACTCTCTAGATCCCCTCCTATGAAATCGTTCTGCCAAGGCCAAGTCTTAGCCGGTACCCAAGTGCCGGCGTTGTCCCTGATCACAAACGCATTGGTATCTCCGTTCTTGAATCCAAAACCGTAAGCAGTATCGGAGTAGCGAGTAGCAGCATCCGAGGTTAACATTGACACGACCGCAAGGGGGTATGGGTACTGATTGGGGCTGGCATACGGGTTGATCTTGCCAATATAAAAAGTCTGGTAGACCGCTTCAATGTTGGCAGCGACAATGATTCTCTGCCCGTTGGCAACTAGCCAGTAAGGGATAGAAGCATCCCACAGAGGCACTCCCTTCATCCCAGACGACCCTGGTTGAGCTTCAAAACTGTCCCCGGAACTGTACCCAGTAAACCCGCCTATCTTGAAGTTGTAATAGTCGTTCGCGACATCCTGATAGGTCTTGATCCCGACAAAGATCTCCTCAGTCTGAGTGAGCCCAGGCCCGTTCAGGATGAGTTCGTGATTGTCCCCTGTGGTGTCGTCCCGTTCGACAGTCCACTCGTTACCCGCTCCCATGATGATGGTACTGGTGACAAAGGCTTTGATTTTGGCCAGCAGGTCGTAATGACCAGAAGCTGTTCCTGTTTCGTATGGCATTGTTTTACCTCAACTCGATTGTCGCCGACTTCATATCAGATCACAAGGAATCCTATCCCAGGTACTGTTTCACAGCTCCTGGGTTTTTCTGGATGACATTCAATACCACCCTCTCTCCAGAAGAGGAAGACATGTAGTCATGTACCAGATCCTTGTCTACCACGTTCACGATCTTGGTGCTGGCATCCACTTTAGGAGGAGCCTGTACCGGTATCTGCAGCTTTGCTGCTTTAGCTGATCCGGCAGAGGCAGGGACCATACCCTCAGCAAAGCCGCGGATAATCCCTTTATTCCACCGAGCAATCTGGTCAGCACCTATCATCTGCGTAGCCTTTGCAGTCAGAATAGATTCTCCTGCACTGACCGCTATCGGTTCTACTCCTCCACGATGAAACAAGGCGGCCGCAATAGAGTCAGAAAGGCCGGTACCCGGGCCTGCAATCACCCCAGAGGACGTAACCGCACCCTGACGGGTACCTATGGCCTCTGCCCCTCCTGCAGCCCCGAACAGCCCTGTCAGAAGGCTCAGGCCGGTCTGCAGTAATCCGCCTCCTGCTCCGCCACTGCTGCCGCCTCCAAACAGGCCAGAGAGAAACCCTCCCAATCCCTTCAGCCCGTCAGTCAGCAGAGTGCCAAGCTGGCTAAACCAACCTTCTGACTTTTGAAGTGTCTCTTCCCCTATATCTACCTGGGTTTCACTCGCCTCACTTATCCTGCTGAGAACCCCGCTGGTAGCTTCAGCGCCGGCAATACCACCGTTTACATTGACTACCTGCCCGGTGACGTTGGCGACCGCAGCACTGGTAGTAGTACCTGACTCGGTTAATAGCCCACCAAAGGCTCCAGCGCCCTCCGGCTGGCGCTCAATAGCGGCTCCACGAGCGGCCTCTATGTTCTCCCCTGCCAACCCAAATATGGATCCGAACAAGTCCCTGGTATCCTGACTTTCAAACTGAGCCAGCAATTGCTGAGACAGAGAATTTACCAGACTGCCGGCAGCCTCACGCCCAATGTTCCTGAACATTTCATAAGCAATGTTCTGCAGGACAGACAAGGCATCCTCTCCGTCCACAATAGCATCGAACAGAGAGGGTCCTATCTCATCGATCGCACCAACAATCTCACTGCGAATAGTGTCTCCAAGGTTCTGGAAAGCTGATTGCAAGTTCTGAAGATCGACAGCAATAAGCTTTGGATCAAAAGCTCTGAACATCTGCTCGAAGCCGTCAGTATCCAGGCGGTCGAACTGGCCTTCGAGGGTGGCCAGTTGGATATTAAGAGCTTCTAATTCCTCTAGTAGAGGGGCTTGCTCTACCATCGGATCTCCAAGCTTCTGCTGCAGTCTTCCGATTTCAGCAGTAATCTTTGCAGCAGAAGCCGCATAGGAGTCTAACTTCTCAGCGTCAGTTAGATTCAACCCTCGAGCAGCTCTGGCAGCATCCTCCACTACATTACCTGTAGTAGCTGTGGTACCTACATTACGCAGATTCTTTTTTGTTGCCGCGATTAATTCATCAGCTCTAGCCCTTTGTTCCGCTGCCAATTGAGCTTTGCGTTCGTTGTCGATTCGCAGGCGAACCAGCTCCTCGCTCTTACCTGCATGACGTAACAGCCTCTCTTCTGCTTTAAGCAGTTGTTCATTGATCCGGACACGTTCGTCCTGGAGAGCTTCCATCTCTGAGAAGTTCCCGGCCTGGACAGCATTCTGAAGCTGCTGGGCTACCCTGCTCTTTTGGGCTTCAGCTAACTCCTTCTGGGCTTCAAGAGTTTGTTTCTCATAAGCAAATCGAGCGTCGTTGACTGCTTTATTGGCGGCCTCCAAAGTCTTGTTTCTTTTAGCTAACAGCTGATTAAGATCTGTATTTAGCTTTTGACGTTTTTTGAAAGCATCGAGACTCTGGTCCCCAGAAATCTTACTCAGATCCTCACCTATCTGAGAAATTTGTTTAACAATCTCCTGCGCTTCTAGGTTGGCCTTCTGATAAATAGGGCTATCCGGTGAAAATAGCTCCGGGCTTTTTATCTTAGTAAGCTCAGCAATCCTGGTATCTAACTGAGCAGTCCTCAACGCAATAGCAGGATCCGGAGCGAACCTTTGCAACTCCGTAACCTGTCGCTTCTCATCATCAATTTTTATCTGACGGCTTCTAGACTGCTCTACCTGTTTAAGTACCTTCTCAGCACTAGCTGTTAAAGTACGTACATCAATATTGGTTTGCTCGGAAAGATCCCTATTCCTGGCCCTGACCAGTTCATCGAACTCTTCCCTATCTGCAGATAGGGCGGCGTTGTAAAGTCTAAAAGCTTCGGTACCTCCAGCCCCTAAAGCAGTAATAATGATCTGATCATTTCTTAACATTTCAGCGTTCTGCTGAATGTTTTCATACAGAGCGTTAGCCCTTTCCTCAGCTAATCTATTAGCCTCCTCACCAACCTGCTGCTGACGATCGCTTCCGGCCTTAATCTCTTTCTTGGTTTCCTCTAACAGGCGCTTCCCTTCTTCAGAAGCAGTAACAGTTGCTCCTGCTTCAGGGACAGTCTGAGCAGGTGCGTAAGAAGCCGGTGAATCAAATCCTCCCTCTAGCGGGGACAACTCCCTAGGAGCTTGTCCTGGGCTGGCCGCAGCCCTTAAAGTAGCGTATGCTTCAGAGGCTAACCCTTGCAGCTCAGCCATCTTTCTCTCAACTACAGCGTACGCTTCTTGTAAAGCCTTAAATGACGTACGCCCAGTAGACATCAACTTATCAATTTCAGCTCTGAGCTTAGCCTGGGCATCAGTAAAGGTAAGCTGACCGGTCTTTACTCCCTGAACAATTCCGTCTACTTCTGTACTGAATTCATTAGCGAGGTTATCTACGCCCTTCTCTAATCCGGCATCAATTACTTTTTGACCTCTGATGTAGATGGCTGAATACATCTTCTTCAGAGAATCAAATAGACCGGTAATACCTCCAATCTCAGCCAAGGCGGCGGTATCTCCACGCAACGCCGCATACAGTCTAGGATTCTCAGACTGGATTCGTTCAAACTCCTGTACGAACACCTCCTCCTCTGACCCTTCGACAAGATCCCTAGTCTTGAGTCTAGAGTATCGTTCTGTCAGATCCTTACCTACACTGCGAATCTTTCGGAATGCCTCGAGATAATCTGAGATCATGGAGGCAAGGAGCTGATCCTGCTCTGCAGTAATATTTTCTAGCTGAGCACCAGTATCTTGTTGCAGCTTTTGAAGTGCAGCTCTCCTGGCTCCAGAACCGGACTCAGACGCCGGCCCTTTAGCCAGCTCCTCGAAAGCGTTAATCAAATCATCCAGGTTGCCTATGTCCTGAAAGAAACTCTTCCTAAGAGAGGCTCTAGCTCTATCCAAACGATTCCCTTCTTCCTGCAATAATGCAGCAGTCGTACCAGTCTGCGCCTCTACTCCAGCTTCCTTATCTGTAAACTGATATTGTTCAAACGCCTGAGTAGTTTTCTCCAGGGCCTGCCGATCTCTAGTAGTCTTCTGCTTCTGAGCTTTTAATTTTTTCTGGATGTCTTCAAACTCTTGTCTCTGGTCAGTAGCGTCTTCAGAGAAAGCCTGCCAAGCTTCGTACCCGGCATAGAGAGCGGTTAAAGCAATCCCTATCGGGTTGGTCCTACCAAACAGTTTTACTGCAGACCACAGTTTGGAAAACCCAGCCTTGATAACTCCAAAGAATCCGCCTACTGAACTGAGAGCGGCCCCTGCAACAAAGAGGGTTTCGGTCAAGAGACCGCTAAATCCTCCTGATATTCCCCTTAGTTCTCCTAGTTTGTCCTTGACCCCAGCTACTTTTCCAGCACCAATACCTTTGGTTAGAGATAGAAAACCTGCGGCTGTCAGAAGGGTATTGATAATGTCTAGAGAGGCTTCTGCATCCTCCGTGGTAACAGCACCCTCCTGCGCCTCCTGCAAGGTATTGAATCCACCATAAGCGCCAGCGGCTGCTCCGGCCGTCGCCCCGATTACCCTTCGTAAAGGCTGGCCTCCTATTAAAGCACCTCCGGCAAACCCCCCAGCAAGAGCAGTCCCAAAGATACCTCCGATACCTTCTCCACCGCGAGCTTTAAGATCCAGGTCCATCTGGTCCAGAGCGTTGACTACATTAGTGGCTTCTTTAGCCAGCTCCTGCAAGGCTTGGATAGGCCCTTCCGTGATGTCGGCAGCCAATACAGTCATGGCCGCTCCCAGGTTGTCCAGGGTATTAGACAGAGACTCCATCTGAGTAGCAGAAGCCTCAGCAGCTGCACCTCCCAAGGAAATCCTGGCTTCTGCCTCTTCCAGCTTATCCAGATTATTGATCAGAGCACTGATGGCATTCTCTGCCCGGATATCGAAAGCACGGGCAAAAGTCTGCTTACCTTCCCCGGTGAACCCAAGCCTATTCAGCTCTTTCAGAGCCGTTAACAGAGGGTTAGCGGTGGCTTGAAACCCGGCAAACTTCTGCCGTATCTCTGTCTGATTCAGATTTTCCCCGATCTCCTCATACCGCTGAACAAATGCCTTAATTGATTTTGAATCTGGACTGAAAATCTCGAGCAGCCCCTGCCGCAGACCAGTAGCTACAGTAGAAGCCTTAAGGCCTGCATTGCGCAGAGTAGTAACTGCAGCTAGATATTGATCACCTGATAGTTCAAATGATTGGGCTATCTGAGCAGAGATAGAGAGAACAACTCGCAGGTCTTCACCTGTGAGTTTGGATATGTTGATGGCCTTCGTCAGCTTATCTGCTATCTGGATGTCTTCAAGCTCAGTGAAGACATTACGCATTGTGGAAGCTACATCAGCCGCAGTCTCTAACGAGGTTTCGGTACCAGCAGCAAACTGAGCTACGCTGGACAGGACTGTATTGATTTGCTCTGGCTCAACACCAGCCTGTGCCAGCACCCTGGCAGCTTTGGCAATCTCTGATACAGAGAACTTGGTTGTAGTAGCTACTGTCTTGATTGCCCCCTCAATGGAGAGCATCTGCTCCTCAGTAGAGGCAGAGATTGCCTGGATAGACTTCAACTCCTTATCCAGTTCAACTACCCCCTTAGTAAGGGCAGAGATAGCCCCTAAAGCCTTGTACAGGGCTCCGTAGCCAAGGGCATAGCGAAAGAACTGACGGAGCAGGAGGCCAGTCTCACCTAGGCGATCGCGTAGGTTGCCTGATTTTTTGGCAAGCTCCTCGAATTCCCGGCTGGTTCCGGTAATAGAACTACCACCACCTCCGCCGAACCCCCCAAGTCCAGCTCTAGCTTGATCCTGGGTAGCGGCTATCTTCTGAATAATCTTCAGCTGCCTAGTCAGCCCGGCATTGATAGTGTCTATTTGTTGAAGCCGCTGCCGCCTGGAAGCACTACTATTCAGCTTCTCCATTGCACGGAGTCGGTCTTCTTCTAACTTCAATAGCTCACGAGCACTCTTAATCTCGCTAGTAGAAGTAAATCCGCCCTTGCCTGGTTGCAAGGTAACTCTCCTACCAAGTTCAGCGATTTCAGCTTTGCGGGCAGTAGCCGCACGGAGAGCATCCAATTCTTCCTTGGATTGTTTGATAGCAGCGTCAGCTTGTCTCTTTTTATCCGCAGCTGCTTTTCTACTAGCCTGTTCAGCCTCGCGTTGTATTTTCTGGCGGAGCTTTATCTCCTCCAGAAGTATCGGCTCTGCTTGGCGAATAGCAGCTAGACGCCTTTCCTCAAAACCGTAAACAGTCTCCCCGTTACGCTTTAGGAGGTCGATCCGCTTAGCTTCTGTGCTAAGTAAACTTTGTGCTCTGGCAAGGTCCTTGTCTGAATACAAGGCAAAGCCTGACTTTAAGGCTTCATCCGCAATCTGCCCAGCAGCTACTCTAGGCCTAGCTCTGGCTTGAGCTGCTCTCAGAGCTCTGGCTTGAGCGTCAGCCCTTCTCTTATCTTCGATAAGAGCAGCATCCTCCATTTTCCCTTGATCTTGTATCTCCTTTTGCTTCGCTTTAGTCCTTTTCTCATCAGCGATAAGAGCAGCATCCTCCATTTTCCCTCGATCTTGTATCTCCTTTTGCTTCGCTTTAGTCCTTTTCTCATCAGCGATAAGAGCAGCATCTTCTATCTGTCCGCGCTTTTGTAATAGTTTTTCAGCCTGGTCAATGGCTGCCTGATTCTCTTTATTGATAGCGTCTTGCACTACCTTCAGCTGCTGCCGGCCGCCGATAGGAACCGCAGCACCTTGAACATCCAGCGCCGGAGTAAGAGCTGCCCGGCTACCTGTCCGGTCTCTTAATATCTTGTCCCCAAGTACGTATTCAGGCCCGAATACAGGCTCTGTTACAGCTCTACCTCCAGCTGCAGCCTTACGGACACGCTCTCTAGCAGTCAACAATTGCTCTACAGCTTCTGCCGCTTGCTTTACACGCTCCAGATCTTTGTCAGGGATTATTCCGCCTTTCTGAAATCCGTTGTATAGCTCCTGAGTCTTCTTTCCCAGTTTGTTATACTTGGATAATGCCTCGACCATCTGAGTCTGAGCTAGCCTGGCATCTTTAAGTCCTTCCAGATCTGCTATACCTAGAGGCTGAAGCCTATCCACCAAGGCTTGTCTAGCCTGGGCTGCTCCCTTCAGATCCCTACCCAATTTGTCCTTGAACAGGTCATCGAACATACTGGTGCGTAAAGTCTCACCAATTTTCTTTTGGTCGATAGCCTTAGTAATCGATTGAAGTTCTGTCTGAAGAAACTTCCGAGACCTATCCAGAGTACGCTTATCAAGCCTTACGTCAGCACTGATATTGATCTTCCCAGCATCCACAGTCACAGACCGTAGAGTACGTTCAATATCTTGCTGAATAGAGTTTATCGCTTGCTTCTGATTGACAACTCCGGCAGTGCCAAGACGAATACCGGCAACGACATCAAGGATAAGATTGTTATCAGCCATGGTCAGAACCCAAGTGCTTTAAGAGAACGGAGTGCTGCTTCATTCGCAGTACCATCGGTGAGATCGACCATGTTATCCCCGCCACCATGGCCTTTATCTTTTTCGTATTTACCGCCGAAGCCGTACAAGGAGGCCTCGTACCTGGCTCGATTTCCTTCCATCTCGTACTCAGATCGAAGAGTGAAAGCTTCAGACAAAACAGCGGCATCTGCCTCGTAGTATAGGCGTTCAGCTATTAAAGGGTCGAAGTTACTAAGTAAGTAGCAAATCTGGCGCAGCTGCAATTTACTCAGCCACTGCACCATAGAAGTACCCAGGCCAATGCCTGGAGGGGCAGGCTTCTGATCAGACTGTTTCTTTCTAGCCTCTTCCTGTTCCCGGATAATCCTAATACAAGCCCACTGTACGGTATTCTCCCCTGTCTTGAGATTCGCTACACGCATTGCAGCAGCCACTACTTCCTGTAGTTGGGCATTAGAATCCACCTCAACTGCTGCTTCCAAGGCATCGTAAAAAGCCGGGGTCAGTCGAACATATTCAGGGGAGGCTATATTAAGTAATTCGTTTGCAGGCATAGACATAACCTAGGTCTGATTACTGCAGGATACTACAAAATATTCAATGCACATAAAAAAGCCCCAGCGAAGGAGGCTGGGGCTAAGGGTCACTTCTGGCAGCGTAACCCGAGGAGGATATCTATAGCTCGGTATTAAGCGAAGTAATCGCCACCCGTTGCAATCAGACCTGTCGGGTTGTCAGGTATAATCAGTGCCAAGTGTTCCAGGTCGCCACCTGTTGCCCATTCAAGAGCAGACGGCTGCAACAGTTTGATATTCAATTCCGTACTTGCGAAGTCATCTGCGTTGGTGGCGTAGTTCATGCCAGCGCCAATGGCTCCCTTCCAGAAGTTGAAGGTCAACGGCCGGCCGGTTGAGCGTTCAGTCTGTACCAATTGAACTGAGAAGTACTTGGTTTGCTGGATAGCACCGATAGCCACTTGCTCGATCTTGTACATGTAGACCGTTTCAGTAGTGCCGTTAACCGCGAACAGCAACGGAGTATCCGTATCCAGCGTAATAGCGTCAGTGGCAATAGATTCAATTCTCGCCAAAGTGAGGTCGGCGTTATGGCCTTCTGTGTAAATCTGAACCAGGTCTCCGGCAGTAAATAGAGATCCTTCACCTGCGGAAACATTGAAGCTGGTGGCGGCTGCTGCCGCATCACTTACGATCAAGGTGTTAGTGTCGGCGATAGCTGCTGCAGCTCCTTCACCTACCAGCAGGTTAAAGTTGCGCCGGCTGTACTCACGAAGGGTCGCAGTGATAGTGGATTCCTGGGAAACAATGGCAGTATCCGCGATAACCTTTGGAAACCCACCAAGCAGATCGACAGAAGTCTGAGTAACCTCCAAGGTGGCCTGATCGATCAAGCCTACAGACTGGGCTTGAGTGAGTTTATTGGCTTGTGTCATAGCACCAATGCGAAGTTCTGCGGTGCCGATAGCATATTTATTTGTTACCGGACTACCTAGTGGACTGCTCATAATACGCGCTCCTTAAAGATATTGAGTAGAGTGGCCCGGTAGAGTCCAAGGCCCGCATAGGAAAGGATACCACTTTGCATTTAGGATGAAACTGTAGGGAGTTAGTTGACATCCTATTTGTCTCGTTTCCTTCTTCGACGTAAGTCTCGGATAACATAGTCCTTCATAATTTTGTGCATAGCTCCCATGAACTTCCTAATATAAGGCCGTTCAAATTCGTTTTTAGTTACAATAGCTGCAGTCCTCGCAACCCCTGAAGCAGGAAAATTAATAGAGTTACTTAAGGATTTCACATCTCCGGTTACAAATGGAAAAATGAACAACGCCTCCCGCTGAGTAAAATCACTGACTGCTTTATCAAAACCGGTAATAGTCCCAGTAAATGTAGCAACAGGAGCTACCGCTTTAACCTCAGAACCAGGTACTTTTACCTGTCTAAATCTTGCCGGCAATCTGCCATTCTTCCCAAGTTTCTGAGATTTCAGATCACTAGCTTTAAGTGAAGTTGCTGCATTCTCTCCAGGACTTCCCTTGCCAATCATTGTCTGTAATCTAGCAGAAGTTGTCTCTAGTGCTTCGAATGCAAACTTGGGTCTGGTCCTTTTACTTTGTTTAGAAATAAGGCCAAAGGCTCTTTCACTACGAACATAATCCCTTAATCCAGTAACCTCATAAAGATATTTGAAATATGACCTATATTTTCTTAGGGTATTAGAAGTGTACCCTTTAAAACTAAAACTGGAATCTGGAGCATCCACTACAGAGGAATCCCCATAAGAGGTACGCATAACTACAGGGGTAGATGGTGACCTTCCACGTGGCCCAGGCCATTTCATAGATGGAGATACACCTCGGTCTCGTCTAGCTGATTTGGTATGACTGGCTGCTACTCCGGTTAGTGCGCTTTTATAGGCCTTCCCAACAGCAGCAGCTGCCTCACCTCCTACACCTCTCGTAATTTCTCCAGTCTTCTTACTGAAAAAATCTTTATCTCTGAAAATAGAAACCGGAATGGAGTACCTAACCCGCTTCTTTTTACCGTCAACTATCCGCTTCACTCTCACCGATTCTTCGATAGCAAGCTGAGACAGATTAAAATTAACCTTACCCAAGCTCACACCTACTGTAGCCTTACCCATTACATCTCCCTACTCACCCTGGCTACTACAGAAACAAACCGGTACCCTGACTCCTTGTCGTATTCCTGAGCCTCAACTCCAGATTGCACAATGGTCATAATCCCGCCTAAGGCTACCCCCGGGGAAGCTCCGCTGTAGTTGAATATACGGATACTGCTGCCCTTCTTAAAAGTGTCCTGCACCTTAGAAATGAATCCAAGCATGTCGTAATTAGAAGCATCAGTAGTAGTCTTAGCTCCGACAGCGAATATCACCACGTAAAGGGGATCTATCGGAGACTCATCCAGAGTGTGCATCTGCCAGACAATCGCATCATCTTCACCGGCCAGCAAAGTCGAGGCATTGGCTGTGTCATCCAAATCAAGAAACTTGGTCACTCCTAGTGCAGTAGCCAGATCAACACCGTACTTATCAATCGTGGATTTCAGGGCTAGCGTAAACTCATCCCGGTTCATACGTTCTCTCCAGACCGCTTGGTACAGTAACAGACGACAGAAAGAATCTGTCGTTCTACTTCCTTGATGTTGTACAAGACTCCGTTGATATTGAGTTCATTGTCTGTGGATACGTTGGCAATGCCTGGAAGAACCACATAAGTCTGCGAGTAAACGATATCAGGAATATCTGCAGAAGCTGACCTGCTGCTAATGCGTTCAAGGTCGCAGTGGTGGGTAGCTACGACAGAGCGGGTTTCTCCCATTGGTGCTCCGGAGGCCGCGGTAAGGCTGTCAATTTGAATTACTTGAGCCTGGTAGTCGGCCCTCAAGAGCTGGTAGCTATTGGCGTAATTGGTTTGAAAACAATCAGTATCTGAGTTCTTTGACTCGAGGATATAGATGTTGCCGTTTGAAGTTCGGACAGTACTGTAAGCGTCCAGTGTTCCGGTATCCCTGCCGGTCAAGAAGATACGCTTTTTCAATCCAAAATTTCTGGCGGAAATGAAACGGTCGTAAGTGAGTAAACTGCCATGGGCTATATTTTCTACCCATTTACTACCGTCCCACCCGTCAAGGCAATCCTTTGCAAAATGGTTGATTGCTTGCCCGAGTTCCATTTAGGTTTCCTCATTGGTAACCGGGTCATAAGAAGGTGCAGCGAGGCCGGCTATAGTGACCCCATAACTGTAGTCAGTTTCTTCAGGGAGAAGCGAGGCCAAATAAATGTCTCGGTTTGATTCAGCATTCTCTGCCATCTTCTCCAGGTCTAGAGAGGCAAACCGATCCATCTTTGCCTTTCCATCAGACATCGATTCAGGGAAGGCAAGGAATGTGCGGGCCAGCCTTGCTGCGCAAAACCACATGGCATACATCTTCAGCCGTTTTGCCGCTATCCCGGTCAAGGTCGCATAGTCAGGTATGTTGTCTTCCAAGGAGATCAGCAGAGCAGTATCCAGCTCCTGATCCAGCAAGTAAGAGTCAGGTACTTCGTTACTGGTTACACCCAGCGAGGCTCTAACTGCCTGGGTAGTAGTGTACTTCGTGATGTCGGCCATGGCCGGTTACCTCACTTTTTAACGACCTCAAAAATCTTAGCTTTCACGTTGGACTCCATCCAGGGAGTAACAGGGGCCGGGGTAGGTTCTCCTGGAAGAAACCGAATACCGTTAGGGGCTACGATCGTGTAGGGGGTTAACAATCGATATACTGCCTGTTGAGACGATGCCAGCTTGGCGGCAGCCTGCACTTTAGCCGCATCCTTGGCTTTGGCTACCTTCTCTTCCTCAGTAGGTTCAGGAGTTTGCTCTTCAGTCAATGCGAGTATGTCTGAGGCAACAGGTGCTTCTTCTGTAGGGGTAAGCACTGACTTCTTACTTCTAATAGACATTTGAGTTCCTCCGAGTTTATTAGAGATTTGAGTATAACTGAAAAAGCCCCGCCGGAGGGGATCCGACGGGGCTCTTAGCTAGGTCACCCCAGCTCGCTCTGCTTAGTAAACGATTGTCGTGCAGCGGAATGCTGTATCGTACAACCGGTAAGCCATTCTTCCCCAGTCAACCCGGAAGAAGTTACTGCGCTGCATTACCATTTCCTCGGTAGCCGAGTAGCTGGCAGACGCATTAACTACCTGACGGATAGCGAAGCGACTGTCAAAGCCCATGATAATGTTGGCACCCAGGACAGAAGTATCAACGATCAGGACACGAGGCTCAGGAATGTTGATGTTGGCCTGCTGAGGAGTTACATCCAGCAGGGCAGTACCCACATTACCTACACTTGCACCGCCGGTATTCGGATCATAGATGACCGGCCGGCCAGTACGCTGTTGAATAGCCAGGAAGGTATCCAAATCAGTGATGATAGAGTCGATCTGGATTGCTCGAGTAGGATCCCACAAGAACTTCAGCCAGCCTTTCTGAGTAACTACACCAGTAGTGGCAGCAGAGTCATAACTATTGAAGTCTGCCACTGACAAGGCAGCGTCACCAGTGTCGAGATTACCTGCCTTGATCGCAGTGATGTCTCTCCAGAGATCCCGCTGAGACTCACCGGCAGCCTGCTGGGCAAAGATAATACCCAACAGATCCAGCGATGTACGCTGAAGCGCCTGCTGAGAAATCTGCAGGCCGATCGAGTTGGTAGTAATACTCTTGGCGGTCTCACTCGTGGTAATCGAAACCATAGTGCGCGGCAAAGCGTTCTGAGATATAGGCGCAGAATCAACAGCACGCGGCGCAGAGGTATTGATCTTCGGCTGCGTAAACATCTCAGTAGGAATCGTCTCTGTACCAGAGATCATGGAATTCCAAACCTGCTGTTCCAGGTCCTGGTTACCATACAAGGTATCATTGATAATCTGGAGTACAGTCTCTGGGAAAAATACCCGGGTTGACGGGGTAGTACCCTGCTGAGACGGGGCAACAATACCTGTGCCTCCCCCAGAGAGGGAACCCCCAGCCATAGCTGGTTTGATCTTACCTGACAGCATGTCTCCGACAGTCGTAGCAAGGATGCCACGCTCCGGGATTGCCTTGGTATAAATACCCAGGCTCTGCTGTCCTTGTTTGAAAACCGAGCCGTATTTCTCGACATCAGCGTCAGGATACTTCAGCGCCAGAAGCTGGGATACAGACATCCCATTTTCAGAAGCGGTACGATAATCCTCAAGCGTCAACTGACCCTGTTTGGGCACGTCTCCGGAGGCGTAGTAGTTAAAAGTTGCAACAGTCATGTCTAGCTCCTAATCTCCAGAATGAATTAGACGCGCTCGAGAACGCAGACGCCACCGGCAACTGCCGGTGCAGTGATTACCATCCACTTAAAAGTGGCAGGTGATCCAGAAACCACTTTCTGCAGAGCATACACTCCGAGGGTTCCTGCAGTACCTGCAACAACCAAGTCTCCAACGGCTAGAGTGCCGGCTTCGTCAATGGCCTCTACACGTCCTTCCTTTCGCACAGAACCAATACTGTGTCCGTCTTTGGTGTAAGGTTCCACCGAGGTCACGAAACCAACAATCTCGTTGGTGCTAGCAGCAGGGTCCATAAAGTCCCCGTTATAAACCAGGCCTTTGCCGATATCCTGGTCGTTGAATTCTCCGGTACTGTCTCCGAGATTCTCGGTTACGTCCGGGCGGTAAGGCTGAATCAGAACAGCACGCTTGGTTGCCATATCTCTAATCTCCAGTATTCAAAGTTTGATTTACCGTTTAACCCCTCGACTGTACAGGTACAATCCCGAGACGGGCAACCTGGGCGGTAGGTTCTTCCATTGCCTGTGAGGTCTGTCTCCCGACCTTGAACTGGGCATCGAAGTCTTTTCTGGTAGCCTCGTACTTGGCTACTACAGCAGCCGGAGACATACCCTGGAAATTGGTTTCGGCTCGACGTAGGCCAATTTCCATACGATTGATTTGCGCTCCTAGTCCGTCAGCAAGAGACTCAACGACGGATTCAGAAGATGAGAGTTTGGCTTTAGCTTCATCCAACTCACGCTGAAGAATCGCATTCTGAGCAGACAGCTCAACCAGCCTGGCTACAACTTTATCATCCCCTGCCTGCGGTGCTGAGGTAACGGTAGTAGTTGTAGTCTCTACGGGAGCTGCGGTAGCTTCTACTTCTACCTCCTGCTCCTCAGCTACAACTTCCTCATGGTCAAAGTTCTCCAGCGGAGCTCCGGCTGCTACCGCGGCCCGGTCCTCCTCAGAATGGAGGATAACTTCTCGTCTGTTTTCAAGGCTCATCTGGCTATCTCCGGTGTTATTACGGCTATTGTTGGCGGCTGAGAATTGATTGTCAACCGCGTCAGTATCTTCAAGGGAAACTATTAACTCTTCAGGGGACAATATCTTATCAGCGAGGCCTATCTCTACTGCCTCCTCACCAAAGAACATCTGGCCCTCTCCCCATTCAGACTTGGAGCTCAAGCTGAGCCCTCTCGATTTAGAAACATGATTCAGAAAGAACCCATGTAATGAGTCGAGTTCTTTTTGTAATATTCCTTGATCTCGTTCGCTAAGCTTTTCAAATTGAGAGCCAGGGGCCTTATATTTACCGGCGCGAATGACTGTTGCTTCTACTCCCATCTCTTCCAACATCCCTACCATGGACAAGTGGGTAGCAATAACACCGATAGAACCGAGTTGCGACATTTCAGTGGAGTATATTTTTCTTGCTGTAGCGCCAATCCAATACGCAGCAGATGCCATATTGCCGCCGGTAGTAGCATAAACAGGCTTGATTGAATTTACGGCTTTCAAGCTGCGGGAGACAGACTCAATACCAGAAGCAGAACCGCCTCCTGAATCTATGTCCAGGACGATCGCAGTGATACCGTCATCTGCCATCAGTTCAGAAGCGGCACGAATGATTTCAGGGTATGTAGTAAGACCAAAGAACCTGGCACGCCAATCATCCTTATTGGTCATACCGCCTTTAATCTCGATTACCCCAACATTGTTGAATTCTTTAATCAGGTAAGACTCGAATCTCTTATCCTGTTCTTCCTCGTCATCATCTTCCCAGGCCCGGAACTGGGCCTTCTGTTCAAGCGTAGGGATTGGGTTGGCTGCAATGTATTCCAGGTACCTGACATACCCTTCTGCAGACGCCTCAGAACCTAACCATATTTCACCTTTCACTGAGATGCTCCTCCGGCTTTACTCGGGGTTTTAGGGACCAATGCGGATTGTTGTGCACCGTTCGTCATAGCGACCTGATCTGCAGGCATAATACCTTTCTGATGGAAGAAGGTTCCAGATAACACCGGAGCTCCTTCAGGCCGTTCTCCGGTCTGTAACAAGATAGCAGCCTCGTCATCTGTAATAAACCCTAAGGACAGCTGCTCGAGTATGCGGTCCTGCTTCATAGATTTGTAAGCTTCCAGTTCATCCTCTGGCCGCAAGTTGATTGGGTTGAATCCTACTCGTACGTAGGCGTTCACCCCATACAGTCTGACAGCTAAGGTGATTGCCCTGCTGAGCACGTCCTTTACCGGTCGTTGTATTGCCTTCGCACCTTTCAGAAAAATCAAAGACTCAGTATTCGACAGGCTCTGGGATCCTTGCATGCGTAGGCCAAGGATAGACGGATGAGACTTCAAGCTGGTAGCCAGCTGACCAGACATCGTTTCCCACAACTTTGTATAGTCTTCTTTTACACTACGATCACTCATCAAGTCGGGCTTCGCAGTGTCGTAAATAACCAAGGCATCCTCTGGTTCCATATCGGAAGCGACCTTCTTAACATCATCCATAATCTGGGTCATGAACGCAGTGAGCTTAGTATGGTCCTTCCTCACTTCAGCAGGGGCAGCGGCTATAACCTTCTCAGAATCCAGCGTGATCATTACCCTACTATGTCCAGACTTCCTGACCACTCTCCGCATATCTTCGATGAACTCCTCAAAGTAGTATACAGAGTCAAGGGCTGGCTCCATCAAAGACGTAGCGTATGCAGTAGTGAGATCCTGATGGAGAGTGGCTACCCAGAAAGTTGGGATGTTTAGAGATACGTCCTCTCCTGTAGCAGTGTATGACCCCTTCTGAACAGGGTACTTACCTCCATTCCCGTCGGATTCCCATTTCAATGATTCAAACGGTGCCAGGACAATCTGTGAAGGTAACCTTGCTTTGTCTAAAACCAACTCACCAGCACATTGGCTGGTGAGAGTTACTTCCCGGAGAGCAGTCTCTACCAGATGATCGACTGTCATCTGATCTGAATACCCACTGTAATCGTCCAAGGTACTGATAGCGGATAGGAAGCTCTGTGCCAGCCGGGTAGCTTCTACAGAGAATTTGTCAGTGATGCTATCGTAGGCTTTCACTGTAAGGCCGCTGTTTGCAATCTCAACGAAATTGAATACAGCAGAGGATAGCGTCCCTTCCTTACGTGCCATGAGACGGAGAGCTTGAGATACTGCCCCGGTTCCTCTCAACGAACGAATGGCAGCGTTATAAATCGGGATATTGTTGTCAGGTATGGTGGACCCGCTAGGGTACCTAGAAGCCGCAGTTGAAGCGGTAGCTCTGGTAGCCAGCTTGCGTGGTAATATGACTTGGCTATCTGGCATAGTCGTAACCGTCTTTATCTCGATGAATTGTCTTAAGCTTAACAGACGATGCCATTGGTAGTACACCAATCACATTGCCTGCTAACTCGTTAGCATTCAATGTATCTGCGATCATCAAATAATTAAGAGCATGAGCATAGTGGTCCGGGCCACTGTTAACCCAATGGGCTACATCATCTCCGGCTGCATTTTGCTTAGTCACTCTCTTAATCGCACGGAGATGTTCTTTTACTGCTTCTATCTGATCATTCTTGCAAAATTGTACTCGCCCAGTGTTCACTTGTTTTACCGTATGGTCGATCGTACCTGTTCGATACGACTTGGCGATCTGCTCAGCCTCGTCCAACTGAAAATTGGTAAGCTTGGAAGGAGCACTGCGGGTGTAATAGTTGGCGTATACCTGACCAAACAGCCCAGACGTTATCAGAGCCAAGGCTATAGAGAAATCAGGCCCGGCATCGACTACAGCCCGGGAACACCCAAAATACTCAAGCAGTTCCTGGGCTCTGGTTATAGCTGCATTTTCTCCAAATGAGTTGACATTCTGACGGACAGATTCCGCATGGATAATTTCCATGCGCATAGGGTTGATCCTACGCCCTACCATGATATGGCAAACTTTGCCAACGTCCATTCCCAATACGCATCCGGAAGCTGCCATAGGTTGAGGTACTACCGGGCGAATGGAAAAAGCTCTCTCCAACGCTGTGGATAAAATTGAAGTCTCAGCATCCTCGAACGGCAAGCCTACCTTAAAATTTACCCAGTCAGCTTTGCGTTCATATTTTTCTATTTGCCCTAAGGTGTCACCTACCGAGCTGATCATTGGTGCGTCGAAAGGAGATACCTGGTATCCGTGCCTGGGATGGTCAGGTTTTGCGTGTACCCACTGTCTCTTATCCGGGTCAGCCAGATTCTTAGGCTTCAACTCATTGTGGCAAGTAGGGCATTTCAACCAAGCCTTAGACACATCCAGATTCTTTTCGAGGATGTCAGCCTTCTCAAATTTTAAAAGGTGGTCATCGAACCTTGGAAGTACTACGTGCTCGAAAAACTCAGGCATTACCCATTGATGGCAGCTGTCACATTTAACGGCATAATGAGCTTGTGACGAGTTCTCCATTCCAGCACTAATCCCGATTCCAGATACGGTAGGGGTAGAAAACCGGCGCTTCAATCCACCATTCTCTGCATGACCTAAACGAGATTCATACGTAGTCAGGACCACTGGATTAGAAAAATCCACCTCATCATTAACCAGCATGTCGGCCGGCACAGAGATAGCAGCACTTTGGGTGAAAGTACCGGCTATATGTAAGAAGGACCGGCCTATCTGCTTCAAGCCTGCCGAGTCTGAATCAGAAGGGACCATGCCAGACAATGATTGGCTGGCAGAAATAATAGGATCCAACCTGGACTTAGAAAACTTAGCTGCAAAGGACGAAGTTGGTAGCGTGTAAATAGCTGTGTGATTTTGTTTCACCGCCAGATAGGCCAGTGTCAGCCTGGCAAATATCTCAGACACTCCTACCTGGGAGCATTTACGGACATCAACTTCTGCAGCGGAGTCATTAACAATGTCCCGTTGAAATTCGTGGCCTCTAAAGTTCCATGGCTTCTTATCATCCTTAGGGTGTTTGGTATTCCTGACAATCCAGTCTGACAGATGCGAGAGATCAGTATGGGTCTGTGCCTCGGCCTTTAGGCGGTCCAGGAATGCTTGAGCTACCGGATTCATGCAGCGCAAGCCGGAGAAGTATCACAATCGTTGATGGCCGCTTTCAGGTTACATACTTTCTGTCCTACTGGGCCTTCGATAGTTAAGATATCAATGACGGCAATGTACTTGTCTGCTTGAACTAAATTGGTAGTGGCCTTCAAAGTACCGCGGTATACCCCGTCAGAAGATGGTACATAATCCATCGTAGTAGGCCAGGTCTGTCCAGTAAGGTTAGTACCGTCAGAATCCTTTACCGTGAAACTGACTGTCGCATCGTTGATTGGTAGACCAGTCTTTGAATTAATGACCACGGCCTCTATGACGTTATCGTTGTTTACGTAAACCGTGCTGTACATGTTACCTCCGGGTAAATAGCGGCAGTAACGCCTACTTCTGGGTATGCAGTAATCGTAGCTGCAGGGTACCACTTCTCCAGCAGAGACTTATAGGTAGAAGCTGCACCAGAGAAGGTGATCTGGCCAGCTCCGGTATGTGAGTATACCTTTTCTTGAGCAGAGCTTGCTGCACCAGAGAAGGTAATAACTCCACTGCCGGAATAAGAATGGGTTACCGTACCAGCCTGGTAGCTGGTAGTAGCAGCACCAGAGAATGTCAGAAAGCCGGAGGCGTTGTAACTGAAGGTGCTGAATATACCTGTAACAGCAGCCCCTGAGAAAACTATCTGGCCGGAACCGGAGTAACTCAGGTTATGTGAAACAGATGCTACCGCTGCCCCGGAAAAAGTTATCTCTCCGCTGGCGTTATAGGCGAAGATATGTTGTACGGTTGTAGCTGCTGATCCTGAATAGGTAATACCACCTGAAGCAGCGTAACTGTAGTTCTTAATAAGCGCAGTCGCGGCTGTATCAGAGAACGTAATTGCTCCAGAACCGGTATAGTCGTACGCCCGTTCTTTATTGGTGGTAGCCGCGCCGGAGAAGGTGATAGAGCCGGAGGCTGCGTAACTGTAAGCATGCTCTACCGAGGTGGTAGCCGCGCCGGAGAATGTGATCGATCCGGAGGCTGCGTAACTGTAAGCATGCTCTACCGAGGTGGTGGCCGCACCTGAGAATGTGATCGATCCGGAGGCTGCGTAACTGTAAGCATGTTCTACCGAGGTGGTGGCCGCACCTGAGAATGTGATCGATCCGGAGGCCGCATAATCATAAGCCTCAGCTGTTCCGGTGGTGGCCGCTCCGGAGAACGTGATCGAGCCGGAGGCTGCGTAGCTGTAAGCATGTTCTACCGAGGTGGTGGCCGCGCCGGAGAACG